TATAGATAATAATATTTTTCTAATGAAACTTATCATAGTTTTAATCCTCTTCATAGTCTGCATATAAATTATCAAAAGTTGTTCTTGGATCAAGATAACTATTATGTATTTCTGCAGCGTGAAGGTGCTGACTAGGTTTAAAGTCAGGTGGTCCTTCTCCTGTTTCCCATAAGGCAGGACTTGTGGCTCTAACTCTATTGTTAGGTAAAGCTACAATATTTCCTGTCCACTCCCCTGCATCTGTTAACTGCAACACATGACTTTGCTTGTGTTGTGCAGGATCATCTGCGATATGACTTTCTGTATAATCTACGGTAAATAAATATTTACCTTGATAAAACTCACCATCAATCTTGCATATCCAAGGTGAGGAACTTACCCTCTCCATATTAATAACAGAATGATGATGTGAACTACAATCCCAAGGCTGTACCAAGTGTGTTTCCATAAGTGTGGGCCACTCTTGTAGTGGTATATCTGCAACCAAGGCGGTGATAGGCATTCGCGCCCACATTGCACCACCATGAACTGTATCCTCTGGTTCGCCATCTGCTTCACAACCAGTAAAAACAATTTGAAAACTCAAACATCTATCTGGTATTGTATTAACAGCGATGGCTAAACCATGAAGAAATTCTCCATGATAATTGAGATGATTACACGTAAACTCTCTCCGCACCCAACATTTAAAATGTGGAATGTTACTTATTAAATATGACATTAGGCTTTAGATATTTTCATGCCCATTTGTTTAGCAGCTGCTCTAAGCTGTGGTAATGTCATTCCTACCTTGCCACCATTACGATAGCCTTTTGACATAACCTTGCCGCCATTCTTCATGCCTTTGGTTTTTACTCTACCACCAGCTTTCATGCCTTTGGTTTTTACTCTACCACCGGCTTTCATACCTTTGGTTTTTACTCTACCACCGGCTTTCATACCTTTGGTTTTCATTTTACGACCCATCATTTTTTCTTTCTCCTTCTAACTGGTTTCACTCTTCTGGGTTTTCCTGCAGGTTGACCTAACCTTTTTTTCTGACTTATTCTACTTCTTTTTTCAGAAGAGGACAACTCAGATGCAGTTTTAGGCGTTTTGGAACTGACTCTTTTAGATGGACGACAGTAAGGAGTTCCTCGTTTCTCCCCCTTTTTACGTCCACAAGCCTTTCCAGTACGGACATCTTTCCAATCTTCTTTGAACCATCTCTTTAGAGCTAGTCCTTCTTTTGTTTTACGAACCATCAGTACGTCTTCGTTATTTTTCTTCTACTAGAATCAATATCGCCACAACCTGCAGCAATGAACGCGCCATTCTTAAATCCTTTAGGTGCGGGTCTTTTGGGATTATCTATAGCAGCGATAATACCCCCATTAGCTTTCTTAATTGTTTTCTTTTTCTTCTTCTTCTTGCCACCAGTTCCATAGTTAGCAGCTCCTACTTTACGACACTTTGCTATGGCCCCGCTTGCGTAAGCGGATGGGAACACTTTGTATCTTGCTTTTACCTTGTGATAACATGCGTCTTTTGGCATTAGTTCTCCTCCTTGAAGGTGACTTTGTAATTTGTTTTCTCATTTGACTTCTGGATATAGCCAATTTGAATCTCCTCTAAACGTTTTGCTATAGCACTTAGTTTAACTTCCATAACCTCAGTTCGTTTATCAACTTTAAGAAGAGTTTCTGTAGTCCATGAACCCCATGTGTAAAAAATAGTTCCTACTCCACCAATGGAAAGAACAACAACTGAAATACCTAATTGTTTCAACATTTCCATCTTCTCCTAGCTTGTCTAATCCTACTATTAGGATCATTCCTAGTTTTCGCAGAACTTCTTTTAAGTTGTCCAAGAGATCTTGCACAATATGACTTTCTTCTTTTAGCATCTTTACTGCCTTTCTTTGGATTACCAGTAACAGCTGTTTTAAGTTTTGACCCGGGATTAGCTTTCCGATACGCAGCAACACCTTTTTTGGTCATGCCTGCACCTTCTTTAGTAGGTCTATAGTTAGCACCTTTACCCTTGGTAGTCCTACGTATCGGTTTAGCTCTTTTTCTTTTTTCCGCCATTAGCCAAAGAAACCAGTAATGGAATCAATGTTAGTAAGTGTTACGTGACACTCATCAGGAAAGATCATTCCATGATCTGGAATAGTTATCTGATTGTCGTCTGATGTATGAAACACCATAGACAGTTGAGTTGCACCACTACTACCATTTTTAAAAACAACGGCAGGTGATCCACTAGATTGTGTCTTTACATAAAAAGCCTTTAATCTTGTTCTACCACCTTGAAGTGTTCCCGTAGCTGTTGCGGTTTTTGCAAATATAGATGCAGCCATTTAACATCTCCCATTAAGGATTAATAGTAGCGTTAAAAGCCTGGGCATACAATACTGTTATAACAACACTACCTGCATTAGTTGTTGCACTTGAAGTAGCTGTAAGTTTTAAGTCAGATGTACCAGTATTTTTCCATGTAAGTGTACCACCACCAGATGTGCCTAGTGCTTTAATACCTACAGTTGTTCCTGATGCTAATGCGTTAATAAGAGTTCCGGCACCACCTACAGTATCTCCAACACTAATATTTGTTGAAGTATTTGCGGCTACTTCTAAGTCAATGATTATATCAACAATTTTAGAGTTTGCAGGAATAACTACGTTTGTGGCTTCCGCTGCAACAGCGCCACCTGATAAATCCATCACGTGTTGTTGACACATTACAACAAAACCAACGTTAGCTATATCAGATCCAACTGTCGTTCCAGTTGTATTTCTTATGTTACCGGCTCTGATAGGACCGGAAAAAGTTGTTGAACCCATCTTATTCTCCTCTGTCTGGTTAAGTCAATCACACCATGTGATTGTCAGGGATATAAATAAGATAACATACTTTCAGAAAAAATAAAGGACGAATAAATCGTCCTTTACTTTATATAAGGGAGAAAGTGCTATTATGCACCAGGTGATCCAAAAATACAACGAGGATCTGAAAAACCAAAAGAATATCTTTCTCTTGCTTTATACCTCATGTTTCCTGTATCAAAATCTGCTTCCATATTAGTTGAAAGTGCAGTTCTCTCAAAGTGTATCATTCCACGTGGAGCATCTGTCATAATGAAGAATGCGTCTGGATCTGTAAGGAAATCATTTACTGCATAACCTTGCGGTAACATTCCCATAGATCTAAGAGCATTTACATCATTATCAGCGGTTCCTACTCTAAGGTTAGAAACCATTAACCTTTCAGCTACGAACTGTAACTGTCTTGGTATAATAAGTTTCATACCTCTGAGAGCAATTTTTAAGCCACGTTCATCAACAAAACCTGCGATACTTATAAGAAAATCTTCAAGAGATGTTTCATTTAAGTCTGAGGCTGTTGATGGTTCGTTAGCAAAAGTACCACCACTCGTTAATGGATGATTTGTTGCGCATAAAGCTACGCCATCACCACCTGCGAAGGCGCCTGCGGTGAACGCATTGTTAAGAACTGATGCAGCCTTAACTTGCTTTGTATGAGCCATAGAGCGCGCTAATGCACGAGTGTATCTCGCACCAAGACGATCATAAAGATTGTCTTCAATAGCTTCCTCTGTAATAGAAAACGCTAGTGCGATTGTTTCGTGATTATAACGTGCGGTATAGGCTTCATTTGCATCATCAAAGTTTACAGCTCCACCTTCTGATTTGGTAGGTGCTGAGCCAAAACCTGACAACATTACTTCCTCTTCAAATGCACGATCTGAATTTTCAGTAGTGTAGATTTCAGCATGTTGATTTTCGTACCGATCATACTCCATTCCAAACAGGGCATTAAGACCGGGTTCTAACTCTTTCGCTAGTTGTGCGCGAGATATAGCCATAGATTATTCTCCTTATACGCCTGTGGTAGATGGAGTACCAGCAGCAATCGCACCATTTGGTGAATTGAAACTGTTATTCAATCTAACGATTAACGGGATACCAGCAGCAGTAAAGTCAGAATTTTCGGGATCATCTTGAATCCCCATAATTCTGAGATGTAAGGTGTTGGTAGTTGCGATAGTTCCAACTGCAAGTGATGCGCTAGATATACCAGTTGTTGAAGAACCAGATGCGCCTGTAGCAAAATTTGCATTTGCAAACACATGACCTCTGGCAGTAGCTTCACTTGTAAGCGAACTATCAGAAGCAATCAAATAAGTTTGCATTGGATTATCATAAACGAAAGCCTTGACGGGATGGTTTGTATCCGCGCCAGAGCCGGGCCAGTTATTAGAAAAGATTTTCTCACCAGTAGTGCTAGAAACGTATTCACATCCCCAGAAAACACCTAGTAATCCTACAGATCCACCCGCTGCCGCACCAACTTTATCTATAAATCCAGTAGATAGTGGTATTACAGGCGAGCCTTGGAACATAGTATTTGTGTTGCCGGCTGCTATACGATACTCAGTAGCACCAGTGGTATTTGCAGCCTGACCGACTACACCAATCGGTCTAAGACCGAAAGAACCATTGATATTTGCCATATTGACAATCTCCTAAGTTTTTAATCGGAGTTTTTACCCCCGAAAGTTACACGACTTTGCCTACTATTACTAATAGGCATTGAAGGATGTTGTTCCTTCATTAAGTCCTGATCGACAGCTGTCATTTGTTCGCGGGTCCGGCCCCCGTAATACTCGTTTCTTTCATGTGCTGTTTCCTCAGGTATGCGACACAGCATCAAACCCCCTTGTCCTATAACACCTTCATATTTACCATTGTCAATAACAGGTGCTTCATAGTCTGGATATTCGTCAGCACGGACAGGTTCCCATCCTTCACGTAGTTTGGAATGAACATTCATTTTGTCTTCTTCACCACGCATAGCTACTCTTATCCAACGATGCACAAAACCATGTGGTGGTTCTGGTGCAGCAAGCATTTGAGGCGGCGCCCAAGGTTTCCTGCGCATATCTGCTTCTCTCGAAACATCTTTTCTTGCGGTTCTTTTTTCTTCAGCCATTTTCTAATCCTTCACATATTTAGCATATTGTTCAAGAGGTACTCCTAACTTTTTTGCTATCGCAACTTGCGAAGGCGATAGTTTGACCGTCCTGCGCCCGGTTTTACTACTGCGGGATGCGGAGTTACCAGCCGAGGCGACCTGGGTTCCACCCGTAGATTTCTTTGTTTGGAATTTCTGTGGAAACTCCGCACGTATTCTTTTATCTATTTCATTATAATACTCTTCTGTCTTCGGGTCAAACCCTTCTTCGTTTGTAAGAATATTATGTAAAGTAAAAGCAGCTGTTGTCATAATCTTGTCACTACCAAACCATTCGTTCTGACTCGCCCACTCTTTAGCTCTAGGATCTGGTTGAACTTGAGGTTGTTGAGCTTGAGGTTGTTGAGCTTGAGGTTGTTGTACTGGTGCTTTAGCTTGTTGTTCAACACGAGCTTTAGCTGTATTGTACCTTTGTTTATCTACAGCTATTTGAGAGAGCATCTCTTGTGCTTGCACCATTTTCTCCGAATCACCTGCTTCGTAGGCTTCTTTGTACATACGTTTAGCTGCTTCTGATTGTGAGTTTATTCTATTGCCATACTCTGCAACATAGCCAGTATCTAAGTTTTTAACTCTAGCTTGAAGTTTTTTGTTCTCTTCCAGTAATTGTTGTGATACTCTTAGAGCTTCAGCCTTATCTCTTTCTTCTTGTCGATACTTCTCTGTTAGTTTCTTTATTCTAGCTTGAACTCCCTTACTATAAGAATCTAACTCTTCTTCTTTCTTTTCTTCGGTTGTTGTTTCTTCAACCTTTACTTCTTCATTAGATGTTTCACGTGAAACATTCTCTTTAGATTCTTGTTTCTCTTCTTCTACAACAATCTCTTCTTTAACTTCTTCTTGCTTATCTTCTACTTTTTGTTCTGCCATGATAACCTCTACACGTTTTTAATATCATCGGGATCTAATAGAGTAGCAATAACTTCGTCATCATTAATGATACGAACTTCTCCACCATCTATCTTGAATCTTGAGCCAGAGTATCTTCCTATACATACCCATTCTTTTTCTTGACACCAAGGCTTACCACCAAATTTATTTTGATCTGCATAAGCTAGGGGACCAAGTTTGAGTACATACGCCACAACTGTAGCTACCGATTCTCTTTCTCTCACCTCATCTGGAACGTAAATACCACCAGATGTTTTAGCTTTACCTTGATATGGCATAACTAAAACCCTCCAACCAGTTGGTTGAGGTAATCTTTCCAGTAAACTTTTATCGAGAAGTGAGGGATCTAGTACTCTATTACCAGGTTCTACATAAGGAGTTTTGGTTTCTTTCTTCTTTTCAATTTCCTTTTTAACGTGGTTAGGAACGTAAAGTGTCTTCGTCATAATCGTCATTATTCTCCAGCAGGGCCTTGATTTCCTCACGTGCAAGAGAAAGACCCCGTATTTCTCCTACTGTCATTTTGTACTCTTCCCAACTTTTAACACCACCAGCGGAAAGAGCAGAGGTTAGATTATCTTCCCTCTCTTTTAACTTTTTATACAAATATTTTGAGAAGTCAACAACATCCATACAATTATCCCTCAAGTTTCTTTATTTAACTTAATTTTTTGACACAAAGGTTTCACGTGAAACACCGTAGGTTCTTTTAATAGTATCCTTGCTTTTGCTACGGAAACCTCTAAACACTTATCTAAAGTTTCGTGAAACTCCCAGTTTCTTGTTACCACCAAACAATCTTGTGCAAACATACTACTACAAACTAAGAGTATAGGCATCCACATGTTTATTTTTTTCTTCTAGTTCTAGGCTTTGCCTTTGAAACATGTTTATTTTTATATCTTGTTCTTTGATCTTTCTCTATCTTTGACAAAGTTTTTGCTTGTTTTGAGTGTAACTTTGAAGCCTTTTTCAGACCTCCAATTACTTTTTTTAAAGGTTTTGTATAATGTGGCATTATTGTATCAACTCGAAATGAGGTCCATCTATGAAGGGCCGTCTACCCTGACTACGCCGTAGATCAATATAGCTATTCATAGCACCTTCCATACCGCTATTCCATTGAGCTATATCTCCTATGCTCCATGCTGCTCCCCATTTAATTGCAACGTTATGTGTCTTAGCAGCTTTAGCCATTGCATCAGCGATATCATCGTAAAGATTCAACTCCCATGATGCCCTTGAGCCGCAGTAAGCCATAAGGTCGACAGCTAAACCTTCAAGGTGTTTCGATGCCATTGTTTGGCTCGCGCCCTTATCTACAAGCTCACGCTGTTCGGCTTCCGTGCGCATACCACAAATCACACCAAAATCCACCGTGGTCCATTCTATGGCGCTTTTGACACACTTCACCATATCTGGATGTACTCCCTCTAGTTTATCAAGAGATCTTTGACTTAATTTAAAACTCATTTTGTTAACCCTTTCTGCTTTTCGTATGTCCTAAGTCCTCCAATTCCAAGCATACCTCCAAGGACAGTAAGAAGTGTACCCATATCAAACTCTGGCAACTCTGGTATTTCTATACCAACTAGTGCCACTACAAAAATAATAACAGGCTGAAAAACAAAGTGGTAGCCAAAAGCAATAGCGCAGAGCCAACCAACGCAAGGGCGCCAGCCACCTTTAAACAGGCTTCCACTAGCAGCCTCTGCTGCATTGACCTTAATTTGGGCGAGGGCCAACTCTTGAGCATGTTTCTCTGACATGGTTGCAATCTCATGGGATAGCTTACGCTTGAGATCTTGGTCAGGTATTGCTTTATCTAATAAATTAGATACTGGTTCTATAAGACTACTGAGTAGGCTCACCTTTGGTTCCTTTCTCTCCACTACACCAAATGCCGAAACAACCGGTTAGGGCGCCAAATGACACCGAAACTAGTCCGGCTTGTTCTAAAGTTGGTGCTTCAATCTGCATAAACCAATGAACACTTTGATAGGTTAAAATAGTTATTACCCCCATCATAAGTCTTGGAAATATTTTATAGTCATCTATTATTGTCGCTGGCATGATACCCTCTCGAATAAAATTTAAATTTGTCTGGATCCCGTTTGGGTTGTCCACTAAATAGATGCCATGCTACATTATCTTTACCTGTATGTCTACTGTTAGCAATCCATTTTACTCTACCTACTGGTTGAACCTTATGTAAATATTGTATGTACGGAACGCTTTGTTTTGTGTGCATCCAATCAGAATCTAACAATAACCACGTGGGTCTAACCATACAAAGCCATGTTATAGATTGATGTAAAAAATCTCTAGACCAAGGAGGATTTGTGATAATTACGTCACATGCCATAGTATATTCTGATAAGGTTAAATCAAAAACATCTTTTTTTAATATGTCATTACGTTGTGGTTCTATGTCAGACTTCCATAAACACTTCATACCAGTTAAGTTTTCTATAGCATCTATCAATGCTCCATTCCCTGCCATAGGCTCTGCAAACGTAGATAATCTGTGTAGGTGAGGTATTAAAGGTTCTACTGCACTAAAAGGGGTAGGGTAAAAATCTCTTGGCTTTCTGGGAAAGTCAGATCTCTTACCCACTACATCAACGAACCAAGCATAGAACCTATGCCACTACTTTTCAAACCTAATCCAGAGAGTGGAGATGAAACGTTTGTAGCTTGAATTGGTGTTTGACCTGCTCCAGTTAATTGTCCAAGCATTTTCATCGCATCTGATGGGTCAAATGTTCCAGCGTTTGCTGGATTATCTGGATAATTAATAGGATCGTTTATTGGATCTGGAACACCAAAACTTACAATACCACCACCAAAACCGGGTACTGGACCACCACCAAAACCGGGTTTACCCCCATAAGTAGGCATTTGAGTTCCATACATACTTTGAAAAGTAGGAAACTCTTGATTTATTAGAGATACAATACCACTCATGGTATTATCAACTCTTTGTTGATTAGTTTCTGAACTATCTTTCATAGCTAAACTATTTAAGGCTCCAGAAAGAGGTTGTAGTGGATTACTCATCATACCCGGGAAACCTCGTATAGGTTTTAGTCCACTAAAAGAACCATACGACATTCCTGGACCGAGTTTGGGTAAATCCACAAATCCTTGATCTGTATATATTTGACCGTCTACGATTTGACCGGGAACATAGCTCATAATTTTTGTAGTATACCTAAATTAATTAACATTGTCTACTTCAACATTATCCACCATTTTGTAGGATGAGGATATAACGTATGAAAATAATACGCAGCTAATACAATAAATAACAATATAAGATCTTTTACTTCATACATTTTCAGATTGTCTTTTTAGCCAGATAACAAAAATAATAAATCCTACAATAGTACAAAGCAAAAGAAGAATAAAGAATCCTTCAATACATTGTTGTCTAAATTTTTGTTTTGCATACAATTTTTCTGTGCGCTCTTTACGGATATTCGCCTCCATTTTTAACAACTGATCCCAGGCTTTGGATCCATACTTGAATTTAATAAATTGTTGCAACTCATAACGTTGCTCCTCTAATTGTTTTTTAGCAGTAAAACATTGTACCGCCGCTTGCTCAACACTATCTCCACTCAAAAACTTCTTATAGAAGGGCGGGTGTTTAGAATTTTTAATTCCTTGGTCTATGTCGGAACTAGCTTGCATCCACCTAGAAAGATCTGATGACATAGTTTCTATATCACGACCAATCGCAAATGCTTTCTTTAGGTTGTTAAATGCAGATGTTGCGGTGGTTAAAACCGCAGTTACTGTAACTGGATCGAACATTACTTTCGGCTAGCTTTACGTTGAACATCAATTCGTTCTCTGTTAACTTTGTTTCTATTAGCCGCAATTTCTTCTTGACTTTCAATCTTAGCTGCATCTGTAGCAGCTTTTTGTTGCATCTTCTGTAGATCTAACATCACATCAGATTGATCGTCCTCTCGTTTTCTCTGCAAGTCTTGTTCTTTTATATTAAGTTCTTTCATACGAATTTGAACTAAAGGATCAGCCATTGGATCATTGCCCGGTGGTGCTAACAATGGAAGAACCTCTGCCATAATTCTTTCCATCTGCATAGATATTAATTTCTCCATCTGTGCTGGATCTTGCATATTTTGTTGTACTTCTTGTATTTGTCTTTGAGCAGCCATCTTACTCTCTGGTGAAGATTTATTCGCTGCTAATTGTGCTTGTTGCACTACTTCTTGTATCTCTTTTCTTACCTGCTTACGTGCCAACTGTGATATATGTTCCATAATATGTGCATAGAATATACCCATCACTTGAGGTGTAGTAGCCACCAATGGAGTTTTCATAAAGCCTATGTGTATCTTTATGTGTAGATTATGGTCTTGATCTGGAAAAGTAGTTAAGTTTTCACCCATCAAACCACGTGCATTCTCTATAGCAGGATCCATAGGCTCTGGTTGTGGAGGGGGTGGTAATATCTCATCTATGTTTTGAACTTCTAATGCTTGATACATTCTACGATATGCAGCGTGTAAATTGTGCATCTGTGGATTAGATTGTGCTAATGTAAGTTGAGTTTGTGCTAGAGTTACTCTCTGTGTCATAGAGAATATGTTGGGATCACTTACTGGAACTATATCTACTCTGTCATCAAAGTCTGCAGCTTTAATCATTTTATCCCCACCTCTAACGTCATAGGGATATACAGGTGGTAAATTATCTGCAAAAATTCTAGCTAGTATTCTAAATTCATTCTTCTGTGAGTAGTGCAATCTTTTGTGAATAGCTGACATTACCTTTGTACCACGTTCTAGTAAAGCAACTGTAGTACCAACTGGAGCTTGAGCATTGCCATCTCCCACAGTTTGATCTGCCAAAGATATAAACCTTCTGCCACCTTCAACAAGAGCAGCCAGTAATTGTGCCAATGTTCCAGATGGTTCTTTGTAAGGAAGAGGTATAATAGAACTTTTTATATCTCCACCCGGTGCATCTATGTCCCGCCACTCACCCGGTTGCAAAGGCTCATCATCATTTCGCACCCTTACACCTCTAGCCTTGAATCCAGCAGGGAGGTTAGCCAAAGTACCTGCATCAATTAACTGACGCAGTATACTTGTAGCTGCTCGTCCAAGACCACCAATCATGTGAATAAGACCAAACCCATAAAAACCTAGACCAGGCATAAACTTGTAGTGAACAAAGTATTGTATCTTTTTTGCAATCTCTTCACCTTCTTTAAAGTTTCTACGTATTGATAAGATCTCTCCAGATCCTTCATCTATATTCACGATATAAGGTAAAGCTATTTTACTTGGTTCTCCTTCTGGGGTCATATCTTCAAACCCCTCAAGATCCAAGTTAACGTGCATTTCTAACACCGTATAAATATCATCTGTGTATGTTTTCTGTGTTCCTTGTAACTCATCTACCTTTTGACGAACTTCGTTCTCAGATGTTTCATCATGTGGTTGCAAGTCTACATCTCTATATGCTCCTGCCGCCATCAGCTTACGCATGTCGTTCTCATCTAATCGTAGAACATGTGTAACTCTTGATGCAGTTTGTAAGTCAGATGCAGAGTATGGAACAACTAGATCTTGAGCAGGAACAAACTGTGCAACTGCCCTTTGTTTAGTTTCATCAAAGTATACTTTTTTAAAGGTAGATCCAGATAAAGGTAAATAAAACAATAATTGATCCATGTCTGGATCAAATTCTTCCATAACTTCTAGTATCTGATAGTTCATAAACTCCTTTACACGGGCAGCTTGATCCTCTCTCGCAGCATCTTGTAATCCTATTACTTGTGTTTTTACGGGACCTTGAGCAGGTAAAAGTTCTTTGTAGGCTTGTGCTTGAAATTGTGTTACACTCTCTGCTATTAAAGGATGCGTAACGCCAGATGCTCCTTCAAATGGCTGAGTGCGTTCTTCTGTTTTAACACCTAACTGATCGAGGCCCTTTGTATATGTTTCCTCCCATTCTGCACGAGATTCTAAATCTTCTTCGTAAGCTGCTCGAAGATCTGAAGAAAGTTCTCCTAAAATACCTTCGTCTAATAGCTCAGCTAAGTTCGCGCTATGACTAACAGGTGGTTCTCCACCTTTCTGTGCCATCGCTTGTTGTAGAGCTTGTACGATTGCTCCACCTTGCCCATCTTGTAGCACCTCTGCACCACCAGTAAAATCTGGATTTTGAGGGGTTTCTATATCTGCACCACCCATACCAGTTCCAGTTCCTATATCCTCTGGAGCAGGGTTGATTGTAGGTTCTATAGCCATCAGTAATACTCCCGTTTAGGACGATAAGTGTCCTCTTCATCATCTTCTCCGTCAAGAGAAACAAATCCTCCTTGACGAAATCTCATTAACGCCAATGTCATACTATCACAGAAGTCATCATAATCTCCATTTGGAAATGACACAACCTCTTCTATTACTTCATCAGCAAACTTCTTGTCTTCTGGCGCCCATACCACACCAGCTTCAAAGAGTGGTGCTACCATGTGCATACGTGTTATTTTGTCCTTTCCTTTGCCCGGAGAGAACCCCAAAGCAGGTATTCCACGTAGTCTAAGCTCATCTATCAAAGGAGTTCCAGTAGCTTTTGCCTCAATTATTACCATATCTGGCTCCCAATACTCGTATTCTTCGTAGGCTTTGTTCTTTAGTTCTGGGAAATTCCACCTATCACGCTGTGCATCTAGCAAAATAATGTGATCTGGTCCACCTTCTTCTGGTTGAAACACTCCCCATGTAGTAATTGCAGAATAATCCGCTGATTCTTTCTTGGAGAACGCAGTATCATACGCTTGAAGTATGTATTTACAAGGAGGAATGTCTTCTTTCTCCCACATTTGCCACCATTCTCGTTTTACAATCGCTGATTCGGAAGTTGTTGGGGTTTGTTGCCATTGTGCATTCCATTTTCCTACAGGAAGAGAGCCTTTTATGGACAATAATGCGTCTTTGTTCCAAAATTCGGGCCACAAAGGCTTATCTGACGGTAAAATCGCAGGAAATTCTACGACTTCCCACTTGTCAGCCATGATATCTCCACCTTGTGCAGCAATTAATCTACCCGTTAGGTCTTTTTTACCCCATCTAGTCATAACAATGATGATTGAACCACCCGGTTGTAGACGTTGACGAGGACCAGAGGTATACCACTCGTA